GCTTTGGTCTAGGGTCATCCCATCGAGTAAAGCCTACGCCACCAGTCCACTCCCACTTAGCACCTGGACGAAGAAGGTGCATAGCAGTGTCAATTCCAACAAGTCGATATATTTTCATTGGTTGATCTTGATGATTACGATACCTGAACCGCCTGCACCTGCCTGTGGGGATGAAGGGTCCACCCAACCTCCACCACCGCCACCACCTGTATTTGCAGTGCCATTTGAACCGGGAAGGCCAGCAGTGCCACCACCGCCCACCCCACCAGTACCCATCGTACCAATGCCATAACCTCCGCCACCGCCTGCATAGGTTACTGAAGCGCCAGAAATAGAAGACGCTGTTCCAGCACCGCCAGTACCACCCGTTGTTCCTGACGCATTGGCTCCTACAGCAGAGGCACCACCACCAGCACCAGCCGCCTCTTGCGTATTACCAATACCACCGTTATTTCCTTGGGATGGACTTACAGAAGGTGTATTACCAGCACCTCCGGGTTGAGGGGCTTGAGCGGCAGAAGCTCCTCCACCACCTCCAGAACCACCTGCCGCACCTGCCGCACCTCCACCTCGACCACCATAACCACCACCTGCAGAAGTGATGCTTGAAAAAACAGAGTTGCCTCCGTTTGTTTGTACATTGGAGTTGTTACCGCCAGCACCACCCGCTCCAACAGTAACCGTATAAGTGGTCCCTGCAGTTACTGATAATCCAGTGCCTGTTCGGAAACCTCCTGCACCGCCCCCACCAGTTGCGGCTCCTCCACCACCTGCCACTACAAGGTAATCCACACTCGTCACACCAACTGGGCAAGTCCAAGTAGTAGATGACTTAAATGTAAATACAGTCTGAGAAGGTACTGTGTATTTGAGTATGACAATGCCTGAGCCGCCTGAGCCGCCAGTCGTATTTGGCCCACCTGCAGCCCCGCCAGAGCCGCCACCACCGCCACCAGTATTAGCAGTGCCAGATGTCGCAGTAACGCCACTTCCACCACCACTTCCACCACCGCCAGTGCCACCTGAACCAACAGTAGCAGTGTCTAACGAGCCACCCCCACCACCTCCCGCATAAGGAGTTGAAGCTCCAGAGATAGAAGACGCAGTGCCGCTACCACCGTTCCCACCTGACGAAGAAGTTCCGTTTGCGCCGACTGCAGATGCACCACCACCCCCGCCGCCACCATATCTCGGAGCGCTAGAATTTCCATTCCCCCCATTACTACCTTGGGACGGGCTGACTGAAGGTGTGTTACCTGTGCCTCCTACGCCATCATTTCGACCGCCACCACCAGAGCCGCCATTCCCCCCCGGTGTATTTCCACTAGCGCCTGCGCCCAGCCCACCGCCAGCAGAAGTGATTGTGCTAAATACAGAATTAGAACCTGCGACACCGTTAGCAACCCCAGTTCCTCCAGCACCACCAGCGCCGACAGTAACCGTATAAGTAGTTCCGGCAGTTACAGCGAAAGCAGTTCCTGTTCTAAAACCACCTGCTCCTCCACCACCAGCACCTACTGTGCTACTTCCCCAGCCACCACCACCGCCCCCACCAGCAACAACCAAATACTCAACCTCTGTTACCCCAGTAGGGCATACCCATGAACCAGATGCGGTAAAGGTTTGGATGATGGTGAAGCCAGCACCGCCTAAAGATGCTAAAAATCCCCATTGACGGAGTGACGCAGCAGCAAGTGGAGTCAGAATAGGCATAGTTACAGACGCTTAAATTTAGTTGAACTCTCAAGCACCACAAAACTAGCACTGCCAGTCTTAATCACAGTCCCAGACAACACATCTAATCCACTGGTGGTGGGCGTAGCAGTGACACCACCCTGCCAATACACGCTAGCAGTAGCACCATCCACTAAGAAGTTGGTCTGAGACATTCCTGTAGCACCCTGCGTAATCACCACAGCAAATCCAGCAGCCTCACCCGTAGCCAATACAGAGTTGAGCGTAATTGCAGAAGCACCCCTCATGTTGATTGAGAAGTTAGAAGTAGCTGTGCCTGTCAGATACAGCACGCCACCGTCATTCCAATCTAGATTGATCGTGCCAGAAGCAGCAACTGCCTGAATGTTGGCAAACTCTGCCACCTCTCTCACATGGGTGCTACCCGAAACGGTTAGGTCTTCACCGATAGTGACATCAGCCGATACCGTGACATTGGTGAAAATAGCACCACTTGCCGTAATGTCATCAAAGGTTGATGTGCCAGAGACTGCTAGAGAGCCATCAATCGTCACTGCACCAGAGACAGTCACATTGTCTAGCACCGTCGCACCAGAGACATTGAGTCCAGTCAGAGAAGCAGAACCTAAAACTGTGTTGCCAGAAACACTCAACCCAGTCAGAGAAGCAGAGCCACCTGTGATAACCGTCACAGTCAGAGCAGAGACTGTCTGAGTGCCATTGGTGATTGCGTTGATTGAACTGGCTAGTACGCCAAAGTTAGCGTCAAGCTGCGACAGTGGGATAGTGGTTGTCGCGCTAGCAAATGTATTGGGGATGATGACAGGCATTTAGAACCTCGCTCTCAATTCGTGTTCAAACTGGAATCCGTTAATTGTAAATGGAGTTGACATAGTTTCGATAGTGATGCCAAGATACTTTCCATACATTTGTGCGTCAGACTTGTATAAAAAGTACCCAGATTGACCTGCTGTCCCAGGACTACTCCATCCAATGACTATGTTAGATGAGTTAGACCAGCTAATGATGTTGCCTAGATAGTTTGTCCACTGCACGGTACTAGAAAAGTCAATAGCAGGAGACTGGTTAGACTCAGAATCTACATACGCAGTTAGCGTACCAGCTTGACTACCTAGCGTAGCCTCAATACCAATCTTCAGCGCTTGCTTATCCCGAATCGGATCACCCATTGGTAGCAATGCAGTCTCTACAATGCCCTGGGTCTGCACCGTTGCGTCAATGTAAAACTGGTGCAAGTCTGTACCAGTCGTGCCAAGTAGCTGCAACAGTCCATTCTCAACCGCAGGTACCACTAGATAGCAGTCTGTCAGTTGGTTGGTAAAGAACCATTTTCGCTCAAAGAACGCAGCCTGAATCCAGCGCTCTGTGCCATTGTCGTTGTACTTGAAGTTATACACCGCACACAGAATGTTATTGATCAGACACTGCCCACCGCTAACAGGTTCGTTAAAGTTGATCTCTGGGAAGATGCCATCCAACGGATCACTCACTTTGGTAGTCGTTGCACCAACCAGAGCATAGACACCATACTTGTTCAAGAACAAGATTGAACGGAAGTAAGGGAAAATGCTTCTCTTGAGTTTACTACCAACCGATGCAGACACGTTGGTGTTCGTAAACTCTGTGATGCCTGTATTAGCGTTTACCCTAACATCAGAGAAGACATTGATACTGTCCTCACCAAAGACATACAGGAAGTTGTTAGCCGCTAGGATGCGCGTAATGTCTGTACGTAGCGTAGAGTCTGTGATGGTTAGAAAGCCTGCTGCTTCTGCTGCAAAGTTGTTGTAGGTGTCTGGCCCTGTGTAATAGACAGTACGTCCTTCAGCAATCCATGTGCGTCCTGCAAAGGTTGCAATGTCAATGCCATCTTGGTCTAGCACACTCAATGTTGCACTTGCACCTGACCCACCGCCACCAGAGAAGGTAATAGTTGGAATGGCAGAGTAGCCAATGCCAGCCTCTGTAATGACGATCTCAGAGATTGCACTACCGACCAGAATGGCCTCAGCCTCAGCGGTAACGCCACCCACACCTGATGGAGCGCTGATGGTAACGGTAGGCGCAGAACTATAACCAGAGCCTGGGTTGCCCAGAATTACGCTATTGACTGCTCCAATCTTAACCAGATTGGTGCCGTCCCAGGACTTGTAGCCGTTGTTTGGGTCAATGATCAGCGCACGTTCGTTTTTCCACTGCGTAACCATTACGCCTGTGTTGGAGAAGGTGCCTGAGGATGCAATGTTGCCAAAAGTGCCAGATGACAGGACAACATATTGAGCGCCACCGTTTTCCTGAAAGGCTAGGACGTATTCAGTATTATTGATGTTGACCGAGTGCAGACTTGCCACATTGTTGGCAAAGGTCACATTGTCTAACTGGCTAGCGCCCTCGATTGTGCGTAGGTTTCCAAAACCTACTGGCTGGACGTTCTCTAGCCAACCAAACTCACCGTCACCAATAACCGTGCGGTTGTTCTTGGTGTTAACGCCCTTGAAGTCCTTGACAACGGCATAGGATTTTCTCTGCTCTGCCGCAGCCATAGTTAGTACCCACTAGAGTAAGGGTTTGGGATTCTACGTGTAAATGTCGTATTGATTGCTTGCAAGACGCTCTTGGTGTACTCGCCTTTGAAAATCTCAGCCTCACCATAGCTCTGCTCTTTGTACTTGGCCTTGTACGCTGCATAGAAGGGTACAGACTCAGTAAATGGACTGGGTAGCGGATCAGTCTCGCCAGCAGTAACCAGCGCAATGGGCAGCACTACCGTATCAAACTCAGCAACATAAGACTGGTCAGTCTTGGGGCCAATGTAGATTGTCTTAGGCCCATACATTGAAAAGGCTACAGGTCTACCCGTGTAGTTCTGCCAATAACGCAGTTGAGCATTGAAGTTTGTCCAGGCAAGGTAGCGCAGTGGTATGCGGGAGTTGCCCCAGTACAGGTTGACGTTTAAGCAGTCAATCGTATTGTTGCCTTGCGGCAAAACAGAGAAGTTGATTGTCTCTGTTGAAATCGGAATGGTATAGGACTGTAGGACACGGTTGCACCCAGTGTCTTGCACTAGATGCTTACGTGCCTCATTGATATAGTCCGTTAACTCTGAGTCAGTCCAAAAATTAGCGTTGGCATCGTGCAGCAGTCTTCGGGTTTCTGTGATGTACTCCGAAAGAGTTGTCATTCTTCGTCATCAGTTGTTCGATTTAATCGAGTAACTTTCGCTGCACCCCGAGCGCGAGGCAAGGGGGCAGCTACTCGTTCCACCACGGGGGCTGACACGTGGACAGGAGTACTTTGTGTGCTGAATTTGAACTGACTCAACTTCTGCATTGCAGAAGGAAGGTCTGTGTTCATCTTCATCCACCCCAGGCGCACAAAATACGGTTCCTTATTGTTGTCTCCGTAACCAAAGATATGCTTTGCCACCTGCTCAGGAATCTCAACTTCCTTACCAATCTCAAATGTGTAGTGCGTAGCACCAAAGCGAGCCGTAAAGTTTGATTTTCCGTTGTTAGTGACAAAGATACCCATATCAGAGACTTACAATATCGCCATAAAGGTTAACGTCACAGGTCACACTTGCGGCAGACGCTACGTTAAAGTTCAGGCTACGATCCGTCACAATGCTGGTCGTAGCAGCAGAAGCAAGCGTAAGGTCAACAAACGCAGTGGCAGTGCTAGCCGTAGAGATCACGGCAGCAGCAACAATCGCATCTCCACCGCGAGCCGTGGCAGTATAAACTCCCACGTTCGCAGTAGAGGCATTGCCACTAAAGTTTGACAAGGTGACACGTCGCACAATGTATTTGGTCGCTTCTTGCACAACCAGAGTGGTATCACCAGCCGTAGCAAGACTCTGCCCAGGCAGAGATGCGAGCTTGCGATTACCAAAGTGGTCGGGATAGTCGCGGCCTACTGCATTTGCGTCCATGTCCTACCTCCTTTAAGCGTAAGTACCGCTAGCGGCAGCACCTTCGTTGATCTCAAGAACAACGGGCACACCAGTCGTGCCAACAAAGTTCTTGAAACGCACGTTAGTGCCATCAGAGATGATCACACCGCCAACACCAGATGCAAGGATTGTGCTGTAAGAACCAGCAGAAACTGCTGCTTCAACCGTCACATTCGATGCACCTGCGACAACCAGAAACACACCTGCATCAATGGTAGTCGTTGCAGAAGGCAGAACCGTGTAAGTCACTGCCTGGAAGTAGGCACCAGCAGAGTTGCTAGCAGCGTTTTCCAGAAGGATTTTGTTTGTTGCGAGAGCCATGATTCCTCCTTACAGGCTGAGAGAGTTGTAGCCCTCAATCTTCGTCATGGACTTGGGCTTGGTGTTGACGAGTTCAGCAATCATCAGCACAGCACCAACATATCCAATCTGGAAGTTTGGCAGGGTGGACTCAAAGCCAGTGAACGCAAACGATGCCTGCTCATGGATGTAGAGAGACAGGTAGTTGCTGTTCAGCAGATAGAGAGTTCCCTCAGGGCAATAGGGATCGGGATAGATGGGAACGCCAGCAACCATCAGAGCGCGGAAAGCAGCCTGGGGGCCATTAGCATCACCGTCAAAACCAGAGCCAGGAGTGATCATGTACTGCTCTTGACCAACGTAGTCCTGAGCAAGCAGCGTCCAAGTACCGAAGCCGCAGACACCAAACGAAGGCACTTCAGCGCAGTTCTTGACGGTGCCAGAGATGTACTGAAGCACATTCTGACGAGTGGGGTTCACGGAACCAGCGGCATACTCTTTGGCAGCCCACCAAGTAGAAGTGGTGCGGTCAATGTTGCCGTAGGTGCCAGTCGAATCAACAGCCAAAGGCAGGCCAGTAAACTGCTGCGTATTGGACGTGTTGTTGTAGAGCGACGTAGCCATTGCGTCCATCATCACGTTGGTCGCATCGTTCATGCGAGCCTCAATGAGAGGGATGATAGCGTGGTCTTGCTGCACTGCACCTTCCATTCCGAGGAAAGGAACAGGCGAAACGAGCAGCTTCAGGTTGAACTCAGCGTTGTATGCACCCTGCTGGACAGAAGGCTGTGCAAACGAGCCAGAGTAGTCAGACCACTGAGCGTTAACGAACTGGGAACCCTGAACAGGCACGGTCACAGACGACACACCGCCAGAAGCGGTTTGGCTATTTGCGATCAGTGCCGCCATCAGGGGCGTTGAGTTGTAAATCTGAACGACCAGCTTCGGGATAAACGCCCGACGAGTGACATAAGTCAACTCGTTGTATTGTTGACTACCCGATGCTGGAAGAATTCCGCCACCAATAGGCATGATTACCTCCGAAGAAAATTAAAAAAATAGCCCCTTACAAACCAATCGGGCGTGGATTCTTACGCAACTCGTTCAAAGCCTGCGCTGCGTTCTCCCGCGCTGCCGCAACTGGATTCTTCATGTAGCCTTTCAAGTCCATACGGGACATGACAGGCGTAGGATAACCAGAAGGCGTAGGCGCAGCAGACTGCTTCATCCACTGCCAATAATCTGCCGCAGTTTCGTGATTCGCAATACCTTTGTCCACCATAATCTTTTCGATCTCCGCAATGTCTTGGTCTGTACCAGCAAGACCTTTCTCTTTGATCGCATTACGTCGACGAGCCAACTCCTCACGTGCGTCTTTCTCACGCAGTTTGGCCTCCAGACTTTGCACGCGCTTTTCAGCAGCAGACAAAGCCTGATTGGTACGCTCCTCAATTTCAATCTCAGGAACAGGCAGATCAGGATGCACCTGCTTGGTCAACTTCAAAAACTCACGACGAGTCTTTGGGTCTTCCGACAAGCGCTTAGACAGCGCTGCTAGTTCTGTGATTGCGTCTGATGACAGATTTTCTAAACTCATAGTTAGCCCCTATTTGAGTTAAGTTAAATGACCTTCTTTCCACCAACTTTGTCAAGGGTCATGGAGTTACGCTTGCCAGTCTTGGCTGCGTTGCTCAGACCGCCAAAGTGGGCGAATCGAGGGGTGTTGACAATTTGACCGTTTTGCTGCGAATCGTCAGTAGGGCGACGGGGTTGCAGCGAACCTTTAGGCTTAAAAAGTTCCATTTCTGCTCCTAGATGGGTAAAGGGGGCTGGTTCATACCAGCAACAGGCGCACTTGCTGCTTCCCGCTGCCCAGGCGTAGCGCCACCAGCCTGAGGCAAGGTTTGAATCAACTGCATAATCTCTGCGGGGATCAATTGGCGAGTCTCAGATTCACGCTCACCAAACTTGGCTGTGATCTTGGTCACGATGTCAGCAATCGCTTTGCCCTCATCACTGTCAGGGCCAAAGGCAGTCATGGCCTGTTGCAGCATGTCAAGCGCCATCATCACATTCAACCGTGCCTGCTCTTGAACTCCCTTCTGGGGTTCTGGCGTAGACATAGGCGAAGCCATAGGCGCAGTGGACATTCCCTGCTCAGAAGGTGGGGGCGTAGGCGTGTCTTCAGCAGTCGCAGCTTTTGCGTCCTGCTTCAACATTGCCATCATGTCTTTATCACTCATTGCCACAGTGTAATCTCCTATCGCAAGCGTACCATAGATATGAATTACCTATGATGTCAAGCAAAAAAAGGGGCAAAACGCCCCTTTGTTACCTATTACTTGCGTTTGGTGTCACGCTTCATAGGTTTTTTCATGGGTTTGGGCATTTTTCCGTACATAGGTCACCTTGAATAGTTGCGAACATTGGAAAATCTCTGTGTACCACTGCGTAACGGCTGGCGGTTGTACGACAGAGAGGGTGGTTGGCGCTCGGAACTCGTAGAAGCCTCTGTTGCGCGAGGCTGATCTCCACTTTTCAGCATAGAACCAGCGTTTTGATTAGCCATTAGACTGCTCCTTCGGGTTGCGGTTGCGCCTGGGCTTGCATTGCTTGCATGGCAGCTTGATTTTCCTCTGCTTTTTTAACTTCATCAATCAAAATCTCCTTCATCGGAGGCTCAAGCAGATCAAGCAGGCGTGATTTACTGATTGCGCCAGCTTGGAAGAGGTTAAATGCAAGGTCACGCATGTCTTCCATGAAGATCGGGCTATTGCTATGTGCGTCTACCTTAACGATAAAGTCGCCTGTGAACTGCTTGGCAATGAACTTATTGCCGTTATCGTCCAGGTAAACCGTGTCATCGTACTGCTGCATGAGGCGTAGATACATCGTAGCTACCTTCTCAAGCGCATCTTCTACGATCAAGGCACGCTTTTTGGCACGTGAAGCGCCTAATCTGGCTAGTTGGGAGGCGTGTCCAGCACTGCGAACACCCGATTCTCCACGTCCTTGCAGCACAGAAACGATGCCAGAGGCCTCTTCAAACATCGCATCAATCTGCGAAATCTCTCTAAACAGGTCATTCGGGATGTTTGGCGCTAGTTCTTGCACCTTGGCGTTGGGCATATCGGTTGCCAGAAGGCCACCAGCACGGTTAAGTGCAAAGTTTTTCTCATCTAGCAGGCCAGTAAAGCCAGTTAATGCCTTGGGAGGCGCTACTTGTTTGTCTAGCAGGTCAAGAATCTGGGACATACGCTTGTTACGCATGTCTTGCAGGAACACTAAGCGCGATACTTCGCTCTGTCCCCAGTAGTAATCGTACTGTGGGGTGGGACAAACCTGGATAAATGGCTGCTCGCCTTGCAAGAACATGCTTGCAGCAGGGCGGTCATAGATGACCACCATTGGTTCTGCAATAGTGACGCAGATGTAGTCATTGATTTCATCGTCAAACACCCAGAGTTCGTACATCTTGACCGTGGGTTCTGCGATACGAGGCACGTAAGTGTTGTATCCAGACAACGACATCTCTACGTTGCCGTAGATGGTTGGATCAACTGCGCTGGTGACGATTCTTTCGACACCTTGCGGATATTCTTTAGTCTCTTGTTCGGCAGTGGCGATACGCTCAATGATCTCATCGCGCCTGGGATGGCTATAGAGGCGTGAGTACAACTCTGATTTGGTCATGTAGTAGACCTGAATCATCGCCTCTTGGCGGTCTGTGTAGGGCGTATCCTCACGCAGCACACCAAAGGTGCTTGGCTCAATCATGTAAGGATGGATGCCATTGCGCCAAACGAGCTTAACAAACGTTGAGTTATAGCAAAGCGCCCAGTTCAAGCAGTTAGAGAAGACCTGATCAGCGTTTGAATTTAGCCAGTAGTCATTGAGTGCCTTGACCAGAGGGCGCACCATAGCGTGCATAGCCTTAGGCTCGGAGGCACCAATCTGGATACTGAATCGAGTTGTCTCGGCTGAGTACATAAACGAGGCCAACTGATCAATATGCGGGTAAATTTTGTTATAGTGAGCAGGCGGTTGATCAATCCCACTGCCAAATAGGAAGTAGGATCGCAGGGAGGCGTATTGTGCGCTGCGTTCATTCAACGACACCATGCACTTCTGGTGCAGTTCGATAAAAAACTCTTGGCGCTGTAATGGGTCTGATGGGATTCTCATGGATTGATCTTCAGGTTTTGATGGTCAGCAATGTATGAGCCAGTCTTTGGGCCACTTAGTTTTGCTCCAGATTCCTTCAAAGCCCCAATACCGCTAACATTCTCTCCAGCAACAGGGCGCAGGTTGAACCCACCAAGATCACCAGGGCTTCCCCAACGAGGCGCAAACGGGTTGTTCTGTAACGCATGACGTGGCGGCTGCGCCTCTCCTTCTCGCGTGGACTTAATATCCGTCATCTTAAAATCTGACGCAAGTTTTTTCAGTGTACTGTCATTGTGCTTGGTTGTGTCACTTTTCATCGCAACAGGCTGCAAAAACACCACCTGCACATCCGTGCAGCCATGCGGACAGACTGGCTCACGTGCCTCAAAGTATCCGTGTGCAGGACACTTGTAATCATTCAATACACTCATCATTAGCCCCTTTGTTTGTTAAAGATAGTATTGCCACTAAAATTGTATCGGTTAACAGGGCCAATGTTAAGACTGGCACCTGATCCAGACAGGGAGATGCTGTATCCCTTCTTGAGTGCTGGCTTTTGTTCTTTGCGTGGGTGGTAGTCGAGCATACGTTCTCCAGTGATGGTGAGTCTCAAGCCTGCCTCTCCAGTCTCTAGGGCAAGCAGGGCTTTGGAGAGTTTGCGCTGTGTTAGCTCTGTAATGACCATCTTGTTTTCAAAGAACATCTTTTTAAGGTTGCGATAGTCAATGCCTGCAAAGCGGGAGAACTCTTGAATAGAGAATCCTCTTTTGCGGTTAGAGCGCATAGCAGTCATGCGTTGTTTGATTTCTTCTATCGTAAGTACCTTGATCATTTAGAAACCCAATGCCTTGAGGTAGCTACCCACTTGGCGTTGCACTTGTGCCTGACCGCCAGTGGTTTCTGACTCTGCGTCTTGCAGTTCTTTCTGTTGGCGGGTAATGCGTGCCTGGATGAGTCTGGGTTGTACTTGTTCAGCGTAGGCAGCAATGGCAAGGGCTGATGCAATTACTCTATCGTCTTTGGCTCTTCCATAGGCGGCAATGGTGCCTTGGTCACGCACGATGCCTTTCATCTCGTCGATGCACTCTTCTGAGTAGATGTTGCACATGCCGCGCTCAAAGTAGTCTTTCAGGTAGTTGAGCATGCGTTCTTTGCTGCTATGGGTCGTTACCCATCCGATGCTATTGGAAATGCCAAAGGAGTCATTGCGTCTCCAGAGATAGTGTTGCATATTGCCAAGAACGTCGTAGAGTTGTTTGGCATCACGCTCTTGTAGGACAGAGGCTTGACGTTTCAGGTTACGCATCTCATTGATGACTGCTTGGCCTGGGCCATTGACTTCCAGATTGAGGGTAGAGTTTCGATATGCGCCAGCGAGATAGCAGATCACCCAGGCAAATTGAAATGTGTTTAACTCATGGGTACAGAACTCAGCGACTTGATCCAATCCATCGGCATAGCATCGGAACACCTGAACGCAGAAGCGATCAGCCCAGTCTGAGGAGCCGTAGGCGGGGTCAGCACCAATAACGTAGTAGGCGCTGCTCACAGGCTCTTCCCAAATCTTCATCGTCGCCAAGCGTGGCGTACTCTTTAACAACTGGGTGTCTTGGAAGTTGGCACCCATACTGAAGCGGTAGGAATCGTAGTCAACCCCTTTGGCAATCTTCATCGAATCCGTACAACGTGCGGTAGAGAAGAAGGATGTACCCGTCATCACAAAGGCGTAGTCTTCAGTGGGCGGGAACTCTTGGAACATGAGTCCCTCATCCTTCAAACCCTCATGCAACTTCCAGCGCCACCAAGCAATCTGGCGACTGTTGATCTCTACGCCATATATCTTTTTGATATCTTTTGTCCACTCCTTTTCTTCGGCACTGAGCTTGCCATCCCAGTAGACCTTGTAGATATCCGACTTAGGGTCAGCAGAGTAGAACTGGTTTCTCCACCAGCCAACAAAGATCGCCCTCTGCGTCCTCGCCCTCTTAGCCGTTACCCACATGTCGTGGAACATATTGAACCCACGCGCGGTACTCTCAAACATAAAGTAGCGCAGCGGGTTGTTCTCCGCCAAGGAAGCTAGCAGAGAGGCTAGACCCTCCTCATCTCCCCAGGAGGATGTCTCAGTACCGTGCAGGAAGGTGATGCCCTTACCGCGCCCGAGAGAGCCTTTAGATCGCAGTCCTGCAACCTGGTAGAACATTCGACTTCTGTTCTTGAGAACCAACTGGTTGCGGTTATGGCTAACAAGCGGGATTTTGTACTCTTTGGGCAGTCCATCCATGTACATTGCCAAGGTGCTTCTGAACTGCTCACGGTTCTCCTCCGTATCCGTTGTCAACGTACCCTGCATGCCAGGGTGAATAAAGTGCCAATACAGATCAAGCGCCAGACTGATCGTCGTGATCCCTAGCTGCCTACCCTTTAACACAATAAAAAAATGAATGTCATCAGCTAATCCCTTAGCCACTTCATCCATCACATAAGTCTGCGTGCCTAGCAACTGGTTGCCTAAAACAACCATGCCCTGCTCCTTAGACTCAATCTTTAAGTTCTGACAGAACTGATAAAACTGACGCTGGTTAAACTCCACGTATCTTCCTCCACTCGCTCCCCCACTCAGTCTTATACATCCGCTTTAGCGTCTCCTGGTACACAGCGTAATACGGGTCTGTAGGCTGTATCGAATACCAATAATCCATAAACCGCCAACACAACGCCCTGCCATGCGAGTGCGCTAACCTCTCCCACTCCTCAGCAATCTCTTTCGGATTCACTCAACCCGCCAAATCCGAATCCCCTCCCCATCCTTCCGACACACAAACTTCCTCCCATACTTCCTACCCTTCACCCTGTTGAGATTGCAAAGAGAGTTCATCCCTACACCACTTACAACAAAACTCTCTCCCACCTCTAACTGCTCATACGGGTAATCATGCTTTACACGCTTGGTCGGTAACGGCACATCTTTCTGTATCTCGTACATCTGCCCCTCCTTCTGAATAAGTACAACAAGCATACACCAGAAAACAGGATTTTTCCTTGGGGCGGGGAGGGTTGTGGGGCACGCAAAACAGGGGGGCCGTGTCCCATTAGTGACCACTCACTCACATCCCAGACACATAGTAAGCACTCACTTCCCCGATCGAGCCCAAACCAGGTTAGCAAGCACTAACTCACATAGCCCTTAGCAATGACCATGCCCCAATCCCCAAGCTCAGGGAATTCCCCTACTGGCTGAGGGCGGGGATGGTTAAT